AATGCGCCACATCAATGGCGTAATTGTGATAGCCGGAGTCATCGTCATGACCGACATACCGGCGCTCTGTTATGGTCATGTCCGCAGCGAGGATCGCCCGGACGAGGGTATTTTTCCATCTGGTGTAGCTCCCCTTAGTAAAAAGAGAGATTCGGACCTCCTGGACATCCACACCGGGATCGTTGTCTGCGTGGACATCAAAGGAATCCGACAGAGGTGTCAGCACCAGATATTCTGTTGGGGCAATACCGGAAAACACACCGGTCTCTACGGCGATCCCTAGATTACCGGCAATGGTATTCAGATCTGCAAGCAAGCTCATAACTTTTGTACCTCCGCTTCCAGTGTGTCTTTCATGACTTGAATGCATTCTGCGCGTGCGGCGGTCTTTGCTGGTTTGAGAAACGGTTTGGCCGGTTGTCCATGTTTTCCATATTCCAAAATGTTGGCAATCTTAGCGTTACTGCCACCATCCGATCGGGGCTCTGCAAAACCAATTTTGATGTCGTGGTTACCGGATTTATTCACCTTAACAGGTGATAAACCTAAAGAGCCCTCCAATTCTCCGGTTGTTCTGGAATCGTATTTTGTACCGGACCCAATAACAGCGGCGAGGTTGCCCTGGACTTTCTCCAGAACCACCTCACCACCGGCTTCCAGGACCGTTTCTGCTACAGAGTCCATATTGGAGCCCAGCCGGGACAGCTTCAGAAGAAAATCCTCCGGCATCTTCACATCACATTTCGCCACTGGGCTTCACCTCTTTCGCCAGGACTTCCAGATACATTCCACGGCCCTTTACATTCTCAACGCTGGTAATTTCAAATAGATGTCCATCACACAGGATCGTCATGTCGGTCGTGACCTCTGTATGGGGCATGGCACGGAAGCGGAAAAGGTCTGTGGCATCCGTAAAAGATGCCCGGTTAGACCATTTCTCACTGCCATGCCGTCCCTCCCGGTATGCCCGGACGGTGTTCACTGTGGAAAACTCCACAGAGGAAAAGCCTTCCTCGTCTTTGACGATCCGCTTGACTTGCAGGTCGATCCGGGTGTTCATCATGCCGATAGACATACACTACACCTTCCAATCCCGGTCAAGCCGGAGCAACAGATTGACTGTATGCCATACCTGCTGTCCGGCCTGGACGTTGTCAGAGAAGAAGCCACCGGTACTGCCGTCTCTGGATTCATAGAAGTGAGTCGACAGCATGATGACCGCCTGCTCTGTGGTGGGCGGCATGGGATCGACCTGGTAAGTACCCGCCGGGATGTGCTGGTAGCTTTCAGCATAGGAGATGGCGGCGGTGATAAAACTACCCAGCAAGTCATCGTCCTCGGAATGCTCCAGGATCAGGTTCTGCTTTACCTTCTTCAGAAGTTCATTCAACATCACCGCCGCCCCCTTTCACTTAGGCGGACTTCATCTGGAGGCACTTGATGGCCTCGGGCAGAATCAGCTTACCATCGACGCGCTTGGTAGCCAGGAAGCCGACCTGGCCAGTGTCGGCGTAACGCTCGTTCAGGCGACGGAAGGTGATGCCCTGGCGGTCGCCGATCCAGTAGTAAGAGAAGTCGCCGATCATGATGGGCTTGGCACCAGCGGCTACCTCGGGAGCGTAGGGAGAATGGTAGATGGGACGGCCCAGCAGCTTCTCATGGTCGCCTTCCTTCAGCGCGGCCTGCCACAGGTACTGGCCAGTGGTATCCTTCAGCTTACGGATGTACTTCATGGTGGAGTCATGCATGACCCACACGGCCTGTGCGCGGTAAGGAGCGGGCAGAGAGTAGAACAGATCGATCAGCTCATCGGCAGTGATAGCAGTGGCAGATGCGGTGGTAACACCGACTTCGGCGTCGTTCAGGATGCCAGTGGGCTTGCCAGCGCCGTCGCCGGAGATGAATGCGGCCTCTTCCTTGTTGCCGATGCGGCGGGCGAACTCGGTGATGAAATACTTCTCCAGGTCGAAAGCAGAGTCGTGCAGCAGCTCTTCGGACACCTTAATCAGGGTGCCAACCTTGTGAGCGCCGATGTACTGCTGACCAAAGACATCGTCACCCTCGGGGATGGGGCCTTCTTCCTCAATCCAGGAAGCGGTGCCGCGGGTACCAACAACGGGGATCTTGTGCTGGCCGGAAGAGGTACTAATGACGTTAGCCAGGGAACGGATAACGTTCTTGGCGGTCAGACCGACAACCAGTTCGTTCTCGAAAGTGTCGGGGCACAGGTAGCCACCTTCGGTATCCACGCCAACCTGGAGGGCGTTGCGGACTTCGAAGGAGCTGCGGTCACGGCACTGCTTCCAGAAAGCGTCCTTGTAGGCGTCGGCTGCGCGACCAACCTTGGTGTCGGTCTTAGCTGCCTCGGGCTTGCCAGTGATGGGAGTAGAGGTGGGAGCGTTCAGCTCACGGTCCATGGCCTCCTGGCGCTCCAGCTGCTTGATAGCAGTACCCAGGTCGACGACTTCCTTCTCCATAGCCTCGTAGGTGGCGGTATCCTCGGCGGACATAACGCCGGACTCGTTGCGGTGGGATTCCAGGAAGGTCTTGGCCTTGTTCCAGGTCTGGTTGCGCTTCTCGCGCAGTTCGGTAATCTTACTCATAGTTGATTTCCTCCTTAAGGTTTGATGAGATTCAGTCTCTTTTCGAGATCTGCGATGGGGGTGCCTGCGGGCTGAGCAGGCTGGTTAGTGGGTTCAGCGTTTTGCATGGGGGTAGCTTTGCGGGACACCTTAGACAGCAGGGAGTTGGTAACAGCTCTGCGGCTGAAGGTGAAACTGTTCTCCACACCAGTGGGTTCTTCCTCATGATTGAACAGCAGCTCGTCCGCAAAACCCAGCTCCATGGCTTTCTTTGCGTTCATCCAGGTTTCTGCGTCCATGAGGTGACTCAGCTTGGCGCGGGACAGACCAGTTTTGATTTCATAGGCGTTGATGATGCTTTCCTTAACTTCGGAGAGCATATCAATGGCCCTCTGCATTTCGGCAGTATCGCCGATCGCAACGGTCAACGGGTTATGGATCATCATCAGGGCAGTGGGAGACATCAGGACCTTGGTGCCAGCCATGGCAATCACGGAGGCAGCGGATGCTGCAATACCATCTATCTTGACGGTCACATTGCCGGGGTAATCCATAAGCATGTTGTAAATCTGAGCAGCAGCAACACAGTCGCCACCGGGGCTATTAATCCAAACAACAATGTCACCCTTTCCGGCTTCCAGCTCAGACCTGAATGCCTTGGGGGTGACATCGTCATCGAACCAACTCTCGTCAGCGATCGCACCGCACAGATGCAGGGTGCGAACTTCGCCTTCCTCAGTAAAGTTCCAGAACTTATTCACTTGTGGTTTCCTCCTCTTCAGTTTGGTTTGGGGTATCTGTGGTCACTTGACCAGAAAAAATACCTGCATCCGCCAACTTGCACATATTGCCGTTGATGAGGTACAGGTCACCGCCATCCTCGGCGGGAATGCGGTCCATGTTCTCCAGCTCCCGAATATCGTTGGCAGACAACCAACCGTTCTGACGCGCGGTAGCATAGCCACTCATTCTGGTAGCGTAGTCGCCGCGGAGCAGGCCTTCCAGGTTGAACTTGAAGAAGTATTCCTTCTTTTCCTTATCGGTGAACAGTACGCGGAAAAGCGTCTGCTCCCATCGGACCACCCAGGGGTCCAAGGTATATTTGACGAACTCCAAGCTCTGCTGCTCAATATTGGAGAAGCTGGATCTCTCCAGATCTCCGACCATGTGTGGCGGGACGCGGAAAATGCGTGCGATCTCGTTAATCTGAAATTTGCGAGTTTCCAGGAACTGCGCTTGCTCAGGAGAAATGGAAATGGGTGTATACTTCATGCCCTCTTCCAGAACAGCGATCTTGTTCGCGTTGCTGCTGCCGCCGAAGGTATTCTGCCAGCTCTCCCGAACACGCTGGGGGTCCTTGATGGTGCCGGGGTGTTCCAGGACACCACCGGGCTGAGCACCATTGGCGAAAAACTTCGCGCCGTACTCCTCACAGGCGATGGCCATGCCAATAGCGTTCTTTGCCATAGCAATGGGGCTGTAGCCAACCACGCCATCAAATCCCAAACCGGGAATGTGCAACACCTGAGAGGGAGGCAGCGTAACTACGGAGCCTTCCATCGTAGGTGCGTCATCCGAGGTGGTGCGGTACTTGTAGTACAGCTGGCCGTTCTGGTCCCGATCCACCGTCATGCGGTTAGGCATGAGCGGATACAGTGCCACAACTTCACCCTTGCCATTCCGGATGATCTGGGCATAGGCGTTGCCCCAAAGAAGCAGATGGGTCATGAGCGTTTCGCGAAATACGAAAGAACTCATTTCCGGGTTCGGCTCATCGTGGAGCAAGTGGTACAAAGGATGGTCGGTGGCTTTCTCCTTGCCACCGTCTGGCTTGTATCGGTAAAGGTGAAGCGGCAGGCCAGCCAGAGCTTCAGACAGAATGCGGACACAGGAATAGACCGCGGTCATCTGCATCGCCGAGCGCTCATTCACAGCCTTGCCAGAAGAACTGGTACCGTTTAAAAACAAATAGGCGCTGCCTGCGGTACGATTCTGGGGATTGTCCCGGGACCGGAAAAAATCTGTAAATAGACCCATTATGAATCACACTCCTTAGAAATGGGGCGCATGAAAATTATGACGATCTACAGACAAGAGTTTAGGTTGTTACCAAACTATTTGCCGTATTGAGTGTAACTGTTGCATTGTTTTCGGTTACCCTTATGAGAAAGGTATAGTAATAATTTGTAACGTTACTGTATGTAAAAGAATAATAGTTAAGGGTTCTGCTCCCACTGCTTACGGTCACATTCGGGCAATAGTATGAGTACCGCGATCCAGTGCTTGTATACTGGATGTTTCTGTTCCCGGTTGCAGTAATAACAAAACCAGATCCTTTTTGCACTTTAATTGACAACGACGTACCACTCGTTAGTGATTCTTTAACAAATTCCGTTCCGTCATAGAAGTACACTATTCCAGCTCTATTGGGGATAATCCGCACAGTGATAGTGGAACCTGTCACTTTTTCCTTATTGACATACGCGGTGGTTCCTAACAAGAGATCCTCTGAAGACGCTGTCGCATCTGATGTATCCACCAACTCCAGAATTTCTCTAGGCATCTGTTCCAGATTCAGCGGTGTGGACAGACCTCGCTGTGTGCGTATGGAATTTGCAATGTCAGTGAGCGTAGCCTCTTTTATCAGATAATGCTCCATCAGAAAGTAGCCTCCTCTGCTGCGGGATACATGGTCAAAATCTCATTAATGACATTCTTCTTCATCGCCATGACACTTTCTTCCACCAACCTTGGCATGCTACCTTCCAGAAGCACGTCTATCCGCCGTTCTAATTGCGCCCATAACGGCAGGCTAGGCTCCGCGGACTCGTCGCCACAGGGATCTGCGGCATCAGAAATCATGCCCAGCTTTAACCAGAAGGTCGGAATCGCTACGCTGCCATCCTCCGTGACGCCATATAGCCCTAAATACAGATACTTTCCGGATTTTTCAACAATTTCCTGGGGTATAGTGACAGAGTCGGATACGTTAGTCACATCCTTAATAGTGTGACTGCGGAATACGGCAGTAATATTTAGGTTCCTCCAGGTGTCATCGGCGTAAGTGATAGCGATTTTTGCACCGATGATGCCTTTAGGGATTCGTTGCAGCGCAGAGGTTCTGACAATAGTTCCATTGACTTCAACTGTCGCTATGACCATAAAACGACCTCCTTTCAGATAAACAAAATGCCCCGGTCATCATAGACCGAAGCACTAGATGTATTGCCACAGCGGATCGCCCGGTCCAATGCCATCACTGTTGCAACAGCGCCGTCGATCTTCTCTGTGGATTTTTCCTTATCGGGCTTGATGTTACCCGCGGGGTCGGTGCGAATGTAAATGTTGTCCATCATCCAATGCAGCACCGGATGGCCTCCGTGAGCGATACGCTCCTCAAGAACGAGCTTCATCAGTTCCTTTGTTGGAGGTGACATATCTTTGAAGCCCTGGCCGAAAGGAACTACGGTGAAGCCCATGCCTTCCAGGTTCTGTACCATCTGAACTGCACCCCAGCGGTCAAAGGCGATCTCACGAATATTGAATTTTTCGCCCAGTCGCTCAATGAACTTCTCGATGTAGCCATAATGGACGACGTTACCCTCGGTGGTTTGCAAGAAACCCTGTCGTTCCCAAACGTCGTATGGCACATGATCTCTCCGGACACGAAGATCCATATTGTCCTCAGGAATCCAAAAGTACGGAAGGATCACGTATTTGTCATTTTCATCTTCCGGCGGGAATACCAGCACGAATGCAGTCACGTCAGTTGTGGAGGAAAGGTCAAGACCGCCATAGCATACACGGCCTTCCAGCGATTCCTCGCTCACAGCAAACGCACATTTGTCCCACTTGTCCATGGGCATCCATCGGACGGACTGCTTTACCCACTGATTCAAACGGAGCTGACGGAAGCTGTTCTCCTCGCCCGGATTCTGCTTTGCGGATTCGCAAGCCGCCACGACCTTCTCAATGTCTACTGTAATACCGAGGGAAGGATTGGCTTTCTTCCATGTTTCAGGGCTAGTCCAATCGTCATTCTCATCGGCTCCATAAATTACCGGGTAAAATGTTGGATCAATTTTCCTACCAGCCAGGAGGTCTTTTGCCTTCTGGTGTAGTTCATAGCAGATTGATTTGGTATCATTCCCCGCGGTGGTAATGTTAAAAAATACAGGCTGCGGACGCGCATCGCCGGAGCCTTTTGTCATAACATCGTGAAATTTTCTGTTGGGCTGCACATGCAGCTCATCAAAAATAACACCGTGGGCATTAAAGCCATGCTTATTGCTGACGTCTGCGGAAAGAACCTGGTAGATACTTCCTGTCGGCTGGTAAATCAGTCGTTTTTGGGAATCCAGTATTTTCACTCGTTTGGATAACGCCGGACACATACGAACCATGTCCGCCGCCACGTTAAAAACGATGGATGCCTGTGCACGGTCCGCTGCGCAACCGTATACTTCGGCTCGTTCCTCACCGTCACCACATGTTAAAAGCAAGGCTACCGCAGCTGCCAGCTCCGATTTACCTTGCTTCTTTGGTATTTCAATGTAGGCGGTATTGAACTGCCTGTATCCATTCGGCTTCAGTACGCCAAAAAGGTCCCGGATGATTCGCTCCTGCCAGTCGATGAGCTCAAACCGCTTCCTCGCCCACGGGCCCTTTGTGTGGCATAAACATTCTATGAAATTGACTGCATAGTCAGCCGCCGCCTGATCATAGTAGGAACCCTCTGCCATGAATTTTGTGGGCGTATAATCTTTGAGTTTTCGGATGATGCTCACCTCCAAAATTGGTCTGGGGGTTGTACCTTTGCAGTAAAGGGTGTCCTCCCCTTTGCGGGTAAGAGTGTCTGCCCCCTTGTGGTAATAGGGGGTTACCACTTTGCGGGTAAGAGTGACACCCCTTTACGGTAAGGGATGTTCGGTAGTTAGCGGTAATTGATACGAGGGTTGGGTTTGTGGTGTCCCACCCTCGTGGCTTCAGATGGGGTGCTTCTTGTGGTTGGAGGAGCGCCCCATCATTTTGTAGTTAAAGGGTGTAGCCCCCTTTGCGGATAGAAGAAAAGGAGTGTTTCAAATGACAAAAGTAATTCAGTGCAAAGATTGTACACGGGTGTTTTCTTTCTCAGAGGAATCTCAACATAGGTTCCAGCGCCGTGGCTGGAAAGACCCCATTCGTTGTAAATCATGCATCGAAAAAGCAAAGCAGCGTCGTCAAGACCCATATTGGGGATTCGAGTCAACTATGGGCGACACGCTCCATGCTCCTAAGGGGCACAGAAGGGTCAACTACCCATTCCATGTCGTTGGTGGCTACAGATAAAGGAGGTGGCAGCATGCTAACATTAATAGCAACTCTCGTTGTGTGGGCATTTGTTCAGGCGCTATGCGCGAAGAACCCTGGGCCGTTAATGGTGCTTTTACTTCTATACGCAATTCTCAATCTGATCGCAGAAATCATGTACTAACGGAGGTAGCATAATGAACGAGTTTAACGAAACACACGAGTTGGACACACTGATCGACAGCATTGGTGAATGGATTCTGGAGGATGAAAAAAAGCCAGGAATCCTGAATCCACTTCGAGTGCAGCAGATGAGTTTTTCACATGCAGTGCTGGAGAAGCAGGTCCAGGGCTCTGGAATGCGCGTTACATACACAATGCATGAACCATTCACGAGCATGGGCAGTATCACCGTAGAGGGTGATCACTTAGAGTTTGCCAACTGCAAATGGCTGGGACGGGCCATAGTTTTCGCCAGCAATATGGAGGTGTATTCACTCGCTGAAGGAGGAGTACGCCTGGTGCTGACCTTCCATCACCTAGTGAAAAAGGCATGAAAAAAGCGGCCCTTCTGGCCGCATAACGAGGAAAAGAGCCAGCTGGCCCTTGCCCCGGAAAATATTATGTTTAAATCCGAACCAATGCAGCGTACCGAGCGTAGTCGTAACCGTCGCTCTCAACCGCGATCGCCGTGTGCTTGGTGCCTGCCTTGCGAACCAGGATGCAGCGGAAGGTGCCGTTGACCACCCCGGTGTTCTGGGTGTGCTTGGCAATGAAATCGTAGTCTTCGTAAAGGTTCTCGGCGAAGGTTTCAAATTCGGCCTTGGAGAGGGTGACCTCTGCGATCACCTGGAACTCTGCTTCGTCGCCGTGTTTTTTTGTGGTCTTCAGATCGTCCAGGGTGATGGGCTTCCGTGCAAAATAACCTTTCATGTCCGTTCCTCCTTACTTGCTGCTCTTGCCAAGCTCGTATGCTGCCTTCAGGGCATCCATCAGGCCCCAAACCGGGACTTCGATGAAGTCGTCGCTGTCGTTGTGCAGTTCCTCCAGGTGGCCCCGGAAGTCAACTGCGGCGATCTCGTAAAGCTGCTTTTCCAGTTTCTGCATTTCCTTCTTGCTCATTTTGTGTACCTCCGTAATGTGTTTTCCTTTTGGTAGTACACATTATTGCTCTGAATCCGATATATAGCAAGTTATATCTGAGGCATATAGTACACAAATATCAGGCTGCAGTATGGTGTATATTATGGCGACAACGAGGAACAGAGCCTTTCGGCTCCGTCCCAAGGGGAGTGATTACTTCTCCCTGTGGGTCTTGGTGGGGACCGGGGGCAGGCCTGTGTTCAGCCATGCCAGCCAGCACTGCTTGCAGCTAACCAGGTCGCATTGAACCTGGCCTTCTGGCTCGAAGGGCGGGTGGCCATTGCCGAACATCTCTGCCAGCTCCTCGGGGGTTGAGGATGCGATGATCGCCAGACCAGTTTTTGCCATGTGTACACCTCCTTACTTCCAGATGATTTCATAGCCCAACCGCATCAGCTCCCGGATCTGGGTTACCAGCTGATAGCTGACCATGTTCTCTTTCAGGGGGCAGGCAACGCTCATACCCCAGTCACCGCTGCGTCCGGTGTCCAAGTAGATTACATAGGCTTCACAGCCATCCGCGTATTGGCTCTTTTCCTCGTAGGCCACACAGGCCAGCGGGCGGGCCTCACGGCGCTCGTGTTCGTCGAGGATGTCGTACAAGCAATCACCGTAGATCTCTTCCACCAGGGCGTCGATGCGGTCGGTGGCGCGGAACAGGCCCGCTGCCTCCAGCTTCTGATTGAGTTGCTCGGTTTTCTTCATGTTAGGTTCCTCCAGTTGGAATGTAATGTACCCCTTCGGGTCATGTACATATTCGCTCTGAATGCCCTAAATAGCAAGTTATATCTGAGGCATATACTACACAATGATTTCGGAGGATTATTGTGTAAATTATGCCGTTTGGGAGAATTAGCCTTAGTCTCTGGTGAGACACCAGGCAATCGCGTGGCCGCTGTCCGTAAATCGCTCATCTGACTTGTGAATCAGGGAAAGTCGGCACTCGGATTCGTTCAGCCCTAGCTCGTCGGGGGTTTCCAGGAATTCATAGATAGAAGCGGAAAAGCCGCCTTGCCGATGGGGTTCGGCTACGAACACGCGGTCGCTGTACTTTAGGACCGCACAGCGCCAAGAGGTGCATCTGCGGAGCAGTCGCTCCATGTTGGTGATTTCCATACCCACACCCCCTTAGTCGATCTTAATCGCGATGCTGTACCCGGCTGCATCGAGGGCGCTTGCCAGGTCCAAGGGTTCGGCGGGGTTGTGGGCGTAGCCGAAGGAGTCCACCCAACCAGCTTCCTTCTTGGCGTAAAGGAGCATCGTGGGGGCGCGGCCTTCATGGGTGATCGTCAGCGTCAGCTGAATGCCCAGGGGGATGGTTTCTTCGATGGCCCGCCAGGTGTGGTGAAAGGTGGGTGAGTAGGAAGTGCGGATGGGGTCGACGCTGTTGCTGACCAGGGTGCCAGCGGCGTTAGTATAGGTCATTGCCATGTCAGCACCTCCTTTAGCGCTTGCTGCGGATCTCAGCCCGCTTCAGCTGCTGGGCATCGTAAAGGACCATGAAATCCTCCCAGGAAATCTTGTATGCGCTGCAATCCTGGGAAAACTCAATGCGGATTCCTTCGATTTCGTACCGGTCGGTGCAGGCTTCAATGCGCTTCAGGTAGGCTGCTGCTTTCTTGCTCAGTTTCTGCTTTTTCATTTTGGGGTCCTCCGTTCCATTTGTTGTACACATATTCGCTCTACTTGCCCGAAATAGCAAGTTATATCTGAGCCATAATGTCAACAAAGATCGCGGATGGAAGCTGTGTATATTATGGCACTATACGAAGAAAAGAGCCGCAGGGCTCTCTTCCGTATGTGGAGTGGAAATTAGGCGCGGGCCAGCCGGAGGGCGTCGATCTTGGCGGGTTTGCCAGTTGCCCAATCGGTGTAGTTGGCGTTGACCTGCGTGGTGCCGACCATCTTGAAGCCGACCTTCTCAAAGGCGACCAGGGTGCGGATCAGGCCAGAGAAGTTGCTGCTGATGGTGAACTCGGTGATTCCGTTGGCGTCCAGGGTGGTGGCAATGGCTTCGATATCCTCGTCCCAAATGACCTCGTTGAAGTCGATCAGGTCGTTGCCGCAGCGGCAGCTGTTGCGGTATGCCCAGAAGGCGGTGGGGTTAATCCCCTCGGCGCGAATGTCCTTGACCTGGTTGGCGATGGCGTTTTCAAAAGTGGTGATCTTCTTCATGGTGTGTACCTCCGTTTGTTTTGTTGTACACATATTCGCTCTGAATGCCCAAAATAGCAAGTTATATCTGAGCCATAAACTACACAAAGAAGTGGCCCAGGAAGTGTGCGTATTATGACGCTATACGAGCAAAAGAGCCGCGAGGCTCCCTTGCTGTTATGCGGTTGGTGTATCAGTAACCCATCTTGCGGACCCGGCGCTCGACTCGCTCCATCAACCATTCCTTGCCGCAGAAGCGGATGTCCTTCATGAAGCTGGATGCTTCCTGGTTGAACTGAACGAATCCGTCGCCGTAAATGCTGTGGGTGGCTTCGTAGTAGATCTCGCTGACCAGGCCTTCGTGGTCGGCAAGTGCAGCCTTGGCGTTCTGGTACTCTTCGCTGTCTTCGGCGTTATCCTGGAGGGTGTTCTCCAGGCCACCGATCGTGAACCGAGCTGCGTAGAGAATGTTGCGGAAGGCCTTCTTCTGGCGGGCGTTCATATCTGCGTATTTCATATTCAAATCCTCCAAAAATGTGTTTTTCCCTTCGGGTTATGCACATATTCGCTCTGAATGCCTGAAATAGCAAGTTATATCTGAGTCATATACTACACAATGATTTCCCACCGAACCTGTGCAGTTTATGTGGTAATTTCAGGGGTGGGGTCCGTTACCAGAATAGCCAGAATCATCCGTCCTCCCAGCCGGAACCCTTCAACAAACCCATCTTCTTCGATCAGCGAGTCCAGGTAGTGATGCTCGGCAATGTAATCGTCAAACTGCTCACGCTGAGCCGGGGTAAGGACTTTACGGAAATCATCGGCACGATCGGCAGTTGCCCGGTCCTGGGCATACCGCTTTGTTGTCTTGTCGATGTTCCTGGAGCAGGGATCAATCGCTCCGCTGTATAATTCGGATATGAGCTGCCGCAGCATTACAGCACCTCCCCAGTCAGAATGAAATGGCAGTAAGTCTCCCGGTTGGGTCTTGTCTTGAGAAATTCCACAAGGTCATCAAAACCCAACTCATAAGCGACTTGCGCCACCACACGAATGTCAAACATATTGGTTCGGCCGGTTTCACGGACCACCAAAATCTGGTCGATGATTTTCTGATCAAGCATGGTTGGCACCTCCGATCGAATCACTCAGCCCCCACTCCAGGTAACAAGTGTCCAGTCCGTTAGCCCGGTAGCCTTCCAGAATGGTGTTGTAGTAAACGACACTTGGAGCGCCCAGTGGGCGGCCATCATTCATGATGTACACCATCGCCTCAGTGGGGGTACCGTTGAAATCCACTGTTACGGTCTCCTTGCGATAGAGGAAGGGGTAACCTTCGTAGTAGTCCAGGTTGTGCTCATCCCGTGGGGAAATTCTCCAGAGCAGCACCGGGACCCTGCTACCCTCCTTGGGCTCGACGGTCGCCACAGCGCCGCGTTGACCGCCACGGAAAAGCAGCTGGTAGTCCTGGAGTACAGTTGCCCCCAGGGGCTTTGCGTCCGGGCAGCGGCGGGACATTTGGCCCAGGTGCAGGTTGCTGCCATAGGCCAGGTAAATTCTCTGCTTCTTTGCGTTCATGGTTGTTCCTCCTTTGTTTGAGGGTTTATACCCTTCTACCACCTTAAGCCCGCCGAGGCGGGTAAGGGGGCCTGTGGCTATCTCCTTCAAGCAGCTCTGCCGCTGCGGAAGGCTGCGTCGCCGTCCAGGCGCTTGGTGTAAAGTTCGCGGGCGGTCTTGAACTCGTCGCCAATGAAACCCAGGCGGAGGAGCCATGTGCGCATTGCGTATTTGGGGTTTTCGGTCTGCTGGGGCTTGGAGCTTGCGGAGCGGACTTCCTTTGCCATCTGGCTTAATGCGAGGCAAAGCTGAATGTAACTCTTGAGCTGGCCTGCGTGGAGGCCGTTCTGTTTGCCGTGGGCGGGGGCGTCGAACTGGAAGAGCCGGAACTCGACCGTGCCTTTGGTAAAGGTGGCGTGGAGGTTGAGCATGTGGTAGCGGCTGTCGTTGTAGTGGGTGTCGCGATCGTAGGAGGTTCCGTGGCAAGCGTACCAAAGGTCGGAAAGATCTTCCATGGTGTCAGGCTTGTCCTGATTCACCCGGGTGAGGAAAACCGGGTTGACCGTCTGGCAGTAGCGGCTCATGCGGTTGCGATCAAGGTTGAGGGCGCTTGCCAGGAGGCTCTCATGGCTTGCCATGATGTTTGCCAGGTTACGCAGTGTCCGGGCGGTGTGGCCGTTGGCACCGATGTGGATGTGAACTCCGCAGCCTCTGGTGGCGTCACTCTTGGCTCCGGCCTTCCGCAGCTTGCGAATCAGCTCCTGGAGGGTTTCCATGTCTGCGTAGGTCAGGATCGGGGTGACCAGTTCACACTTTTCTTCGCTGGGGCCGTGGATGCTGCTGTCGCGCTGGAATTTCCACTCGCGGCCCTTTGCATCCCAGGCGCTCCAGGTTGCGTAACCGTTGCGATAGGCGGTGTCGGAGAATCGGTTGGTGCCGAAAAACTCTGCGGCGATTTTTGCCGCCTTGTCGCGGGTGATGCTGTTCATCTCAACCTCGACTCCGATGGTCTGCTTCTTCATTTCCTGGATCTGCTTTTCAACCTTTGCGTTCATGCTATTTACCTCCGTAAAATATGTGTTTTTCCTTTTGGTAGTACACATATTCGCTCTGAATGGTGTAAATAGCAAGTTATATCTGAGTCATAAACCACACAATGTTTCGGGCATGAAACTGTGTATTTTATGTCTATTTATCGGTGATTTTCTTACAAATGTCGACACCGTAAACGACATTCAGCCCGGAGCCATTATCCCATTTCACCATGATGCTGCCGATAGCATCAACACCAATTACGGTGCCTTTGGTACCTGGTGGTGGGGCTTGAGGATCATCCATCTGGACCAGCTCAACTCGGGTGTCCTTGGGGAAAGCCTCCCGAAGGGTGGCAATCACATAAGGTTTCGGTCCCATGGTAGCCACCTCAGTCCTGCTCGGCTGCGGTTGCCGCAGTGGCGGAGGCCTGTTCGGTCTTTCGGGAGCCGCTCTTAAATGCGGAGCTGCCAGAGAGGTTAGCCAGGAGGATCTTCCGCTCGGTTTTGTACTCGTCTCCGATAAAACCGAGTCGCAGGAGGAAGCAGCGGAATGCATACTTGTCGCTTTCGGCGGGCTTCTCCTTGGCGGTGACCCGCTTCTGCTTCCGGGCCATTTCGCACATGGCTGCGATCAGCTTAACGCAGGCGTTGAACTCTTCGGAGGTGGCGTCCGTGCGGACCCAGGGGAAGGTGACGGTTTCCTCGTTAATCGCGATCGGCAGGTTTTCAACCCCCAGGGACTTCTTGATGAGGCAGGCCTTGGCATCAACCAGCTTCTGGAGGTTGTCCAGGGCAGCATCCGTGAAGAGGCTTCTGTTCATTATCACGCGGTTGTAATCCCCAGTGGCGGGTTTTTCCGCGGTGTTTTCCTCTGAGGCGGGCTCCTCCATCATTTCGGGTTCGGCCTGGGGAGCGTCGTAGGAGAATGCGGTGTGCTGGAAGCCGCGTTCGTTCAGCTGATCGATCAGCGCCTTGACAAGGTCCGGCTCTGCATGATCGTTCATATGCAGGTTGCCGCTCTTGTCGACGGTGATGAAGCCGACCTGGTAGGCAAAGGTGGGAGCTCCCTGGTATTTTGCAGCTTCGCCGGTAATTGTGGTGAGGGCCTTAACCAGGTCCTTGCGGGTGGTGCCAGTGCAATTGAATTCGTAAGTCATTGTTGTGACCTCCTTGTGTTTTTTTTGTAGTCACATGTTCGCTCTGAACAGCCAAAATAGCAAGTTGTTTATTGGCCAGACTATGTACAATAATCCAACCCCATATTGTGCATATTATGGCTGTTCAGTTTGAGGAGGTTAAAACAAAGGGATCTGGCTTTCGTCACCAATAGCCTCATCATAGGTATAAGAAAGGCCATCTCTTACGAGTTCCACACCCGCGGTGCTACCCATCTGCTCGATGTACCGATTGACGATGACATCGCAGAATTTCTCATCCAGCTCAACCGTGTAGCAGATTCGATCGGTTTGCTCGCAGGCGATCAGCGTAGAGCCGGAACCGCCGAAGGGGTCCAGCACAATGCTGTTGCTCATGGAGGAGTTCATAATGGGATAGGCAACCAGGGCGATGGGTTTCATGGTGGGATGGTCACC